GCGTGGCGTTGTCGTTTTGACAAGCGTAATGTCTTGGCCCCATTCGTCCAATAGATCTTTGGGGATTGACTTAAAAGTGCTGTCTACAAGTGACATATCAACCTCTCACCATACGAACTTGATAAGAGCCAGAACCTCCAAGGCAATAAGCACCAAGATAAGACTGCAGCCAAGGGTAAACGTCGAATACGTTATTGATAGTTCCAGTAGCTTGGCTAGAAGTGTTGTACTTGACCTTGAGGTCTCCGAGTTCGACTTCTTCGTATAACCCCTTATCGCCGGTAGTCCCTGTAATCGCGTCCGTGTCATTAGCCAGCTCAAACGCTAGTAGATATGTAGCTTTTTTAATTGCGTTTGGAATCGCGGAACAAGTCAGTTCTACGCGATCGACATGATAATTATTGCGGGGCCAACTTAAAGCTTGATTTGAATCGCAACGATCACCATAGAAATTCAACGTGTCGATCCAGCTTGTAGCTGAAATTAAGGCACGATTTTTGTTGTCGTCTTGTTTGTTGTCCCACTGCGTTGAGCTTGGGACGGTTTCAAAATACGCGTCTGCCTCCGCCAACGTCACAAAGCTGTTGGCTGTCTCACTCTTGAGTGTGGCGTTGATCGTGGCAGCCATAAGACAATAATAAGGTGGCCCCACCTAATGGTAGGGCCTTTGCTCTGATCAAGATCAGATAGTGCTGGTATCCAGCGGAGAGTTGACAGTCAACTGAACCATAGGAATCAGGTCGATGTCATAAGTGGCAGCCCACTTGTTAGCGGTAGCCAGATGAGCGTTGGTGGGGTTGTCACCAGCGTCAGACCACTTAGTACCCATTACGTGATAGGTGCTGTGGTAATCCACAGAAAGCACGTCTTGCTTCGAGAGGACGTTGCGATCAGCTTCAATCCGAAGCTCTTGCTGCACACCTTCAAGGATGGTGCCTGATTTAATCAGATAGCAATAGAACTCACGTTGGTGACCACCAGTGCCAGGGGCAACGGTGTTCACTGAACTGTCGGTGACGACTCGCATTCCTGCGAACTCACCAACTTCGCGAGCGCCAATGCCTACGCCACCACCACCCCAGGTCACTGCGCCATTCGTGGCGAGTGATGAAGTAGAGAAGGTCAGCATCCCTACCTGATACAGGTAGTAAGCAACAGAAGGGTGAACAATCAGAGTGTCCAGCTCTTCACCACGCTCTCCAAGCTTGGAGCGTGCTTCAGCAACCATGGTTGCACTGAGGAAGTTGACTTCGGTTGCGCCAGAAGCAGCAGCCTTGCCTTTGTCCAGTGCGTTAGCGGAAAGTGCAGTACCGAACAAGCCAGCAAGCTGTGAGAACAGACGTGCGCTGTTCAGCTTGTTGATTGCATCAGCCAGCTGATTGCGAATGTGAAGCATTGGATCTTCACCAGCAGCCAACACTGCAATGTCATCTACGGCATACGCGAAACCGCGATGGCAGATGCTTGCAATTTGAGTGCCAGTACCGATCTTTTGTGGTGTCAAGTAGCCACCGGAGCCGGTGCCCCAGGTAGCTGTTCCATCCATGATCTCCTCAGTTGGAGATACAGGATTGAACTCAGGAACTTGGATGCGAGTACCGCCTGAGCGGGAATCGAGCAGTGAGTTGCGGACAACAGCGCCAGACTTGATAAACAAGCTGCGTTCTTTGATGGCCTCAGACACATAAGTGCTGAGATTATTCCTTTTTACAATGTCCGCGAGTAGGACACCGCCGGAATAATTCTGAAATGGAGCAGCCATTTCTTATTCAGGGATAATGTTTGCGGTGGATCAAGTCACAGACTTGAGATGGTGTCCCACAGGGACTATTTACCAGCCTCTCTCTTGAGCACAGCTGCAAGATCAGGGTTAGTTTCTTCCAACATCATACGTTGAGTTAAGTTCGATGTCGCGTCTGCGTAGGGATTAGCCATACCTACAGCCCCGGCAGTCCCTGTTGATGGCTTAGCTCCCATGCCAGCTTGAGTGCTTGGCTTGAAGTGATGTTCAAAGCCAGAACCAGGATTTTTTAGCTTGGCTAAATAAACACCTAGGTCTTGTTCAACGCCACCGTCAAGAACTTTGACGCTGCCATCTTCAGATTTCTTAAGACCGTTCTGCACTAATTGCAGCATCTGCTCAGCATTAATTGCTCCAGCCTGGCTAATTGCAGACAAGGCAGACGTTTGCATCGCTGCAGTCTCGTTTGAAGTCCGAAGCTCTTGCAATTGACGCTCTAGGTCAGCAATTTGTTGTTGCTTTTCTTGAGCGGTTTTGTTGGCCTCTTCCCAAAGGTCTTTCCATTGACCCTGGTCTTCAAGCGTCTTTCTGCGCTGGTCGTCTTGTTTTTTGTAGACATCGTCAAGCTTGCCTTTGATGCCTTGAAATTTATCCTCGGCTTCACTGGCACGATTTTTCAATGCCTGAATCTGCTGTTCATACGCCGAAACGTCTACAGCAGGAGTTGAAGTCGCAGTCTCAGCCACGGGCTGTTCAGGAGTTGCCACTGGCGTCTCCTGAATGACTTGTTCTTCCATTGTGAAAAGTAGATTTACTCTTCTACTTTACTGCTTTTAGCTTTTTTAGTTTCTTTCTTTGCAGCAGGAGTTGATGACCCCTCTTTTTTGGGAGGATTGATCTCTTCAAAACGAAGTCCCATGAGAGTAGAAGCTATTACGCCCCTACTGTACCTCTGCTGACTGATCTTGCGATTCAGCTGCGTTAGGCAGAATTTCGCCTTGTACCAGCATGTCGCGGAACTCTTCACGATCAATAATGCTGTCCTGGAATAGCTGAGCCATCGCCGTAATGTCTTGACCGATAAGACGCTGAAGGTCAAAGTCGCGGCTAATCTTCACTTCAGGCGGCTCAATACCTAAATAATTAGCGGCTAAGTTATAAGCCTTCTGCAAGCCTGACTCCAGATCCATAGAAACCATCGACAACATTGAATTTGTGTCGATGCGGTCTAACCGTCGTGCGTCAGCTGATTCAGCTACGAATTTTTGTTGGCTAAGCGTGCTGATGCCCAACGTCGCCATTTGTTGCTGTAACTCTTGGATCTCCGCAGATTGCGCTTCAAAAGCACTAGCGGCAGGCTCCACGTAATAGACCTTGTTTCCCGGCTGTGTCGCCATCGCATAGTTCACACTCACAGCCATATCCTTAGTCTGGTCATCCCAGCCCTCAAGCACCAGCATCGGTTGTGATGCGATATGCAAGCTATGAATCAAGTCAGCTTGACGCTGGAAGTGAGCAAGGTTGAGATGAGCAATGTCCAGTAATGGTGGACGACTTGTCAGCGTGTCCGTCTTGTTCGCGTATATGGTGACCAGCGGGACTTGATCAAGTGAATACGGCCCAGACTCAATAAGCTCAAACTCCGCAGTAGCGTCTGATTGGTCAAACGAAGAGGGGTATGGGAAGTTCCCTTGCATCGCTTTGTTTTGCTCTTCTTGCCGATAGACGCGATAACGACCCGGCTCAATGACACGAATCTGGTCATAGACCTTTTCTCCAAATTCACCGTCAGGGACAACAGCCTTCTCGCCAATACGCACTTGCGTCAGGTTGCCGTAATTTGATTCGCGGTCCAAACGCCAGCCATACACTTTGGTTGGGTCAACCTCAATCCAATATGGACGACGATTTAACGCACGATCTTCTGCAAGGCTTCGGGCTTCTGTTGGACCGGGAAAGTCAACCAACGTATGACAATGGCCATAGGTCAGCGCACAGATCACTAGGCGACGTGCATACTCATCCAGATCTGAACCGCAACCATCAACGTCTTTGTTGAAAACTTCTGTCCAATATGGATCACCAACAATATTAATTGGCTTACGCAGAATTAACCCTGCTGCCGCTCGAATCAACCGTTGGGTATATGGCGTGAACACAGCACGATTTACACGCGCTAGATACGCGGAATAATCTTCGCGAGGCTCTAATGGAAGGAATGCTTCGCTGTTATCACGTAAATACTCAGTGCCAGAAACCACGGCTTTCATGATTTCCCAGCCTTTCATCTGGTCAACCACTGCCCGTGTTCGGACAAATGGACTATCAACACTCCCCATATAGGAGCTGCTGACCAAATGGGTCCGAACGAGCCCTGGAACGGAGTAAGTCATGTCATTATTTTAACCGCTGATTAGTTGTTGCAACCCCATCTCCTTCGAGCAGCTTTACCTCGTTCGCCAGTCCAGCTCTTGCTACGAGCACAAAAAGATTTCTTGCGTGCTGCTTCTTTTTTGGTTTTAGGCTTGCCCGTGACAGGTGCTTTTAAGTTTGAACCAGTCTCTTTATTATATTTAGCCCTGCCTTTTGCAGTCAGGCCAGCACCTTTACTTGCTGGAAGTTTCTCACCCCGGCCAACACTAAGGTTTGGCCCCTTTTTGCGTTTTTTCTTTTCAGCCATTACTTTTTCTTTTTAGGTGGCTTTTTAGCGGTTTTAGCAGATTTTTTGAAGTCTTTTGCAGTTGGTGCGCCAGGATCGCCCGCTTTTCTCATCTTTTCACCAGATCCCGCCGCAATTCGCTTCTTTTTAGCTGCAATATTTGCGTACAGTCCTTTTTTCTTCTTGGCAGGGCGGCCTTTCTTGCTTCCATAAGTTCCGCGACCTTGGGGCATGACGAGGCTTGGCTTTGGCCTATTCTAGCCCTTCGCCCCAATCAACAACCACATTGAAGTGCCCCAAGTGCGGATCTTTTCGCGTGCATGTCGTTACGACTAAGAAAACCGTTGAAGGGCCTTATGAAACTGTGCGTCGTAGGCACTGCAATAGCTGTGATTTTCGCTGGTACACCGCTCAAGCACCAGAAGTAAACATTGGCCCGTGCATATCTTGGGCTGGCACTGGCGACCAAGTCAGAGTGACTTTGCCGCAGCCAGAACACGCTTAATACAACCGATAAGACGTAGAGCCCATCGTCTCTGGTTTGGCCAAATTAAATTGTTGTAAAACTAAATAACCG